GCAAAAAATGAACAATGGAATGGTTCTAACTGGACTGAAGTTGGAGATTTAAATACTGGTAGATTTACAGTAGGTGGAACGGGAAGTGCAACAGCAGGGTTATGTTTTGGTGGTCGAACTCCTGGAACACCTCATAGTGCAGTAGTAGAAGAATGGAATGGTGCAGGTGCATCAGTTACTAGAACATTTACCGACTCATAAGACTTGTAATATATTTTAATTAATATATATAAGAAACAACTATAAAGGATAAAGCTATGAAAAAAGACGTTAAAGAAGTTATACAAGGTGAAGAACCCCATTTAAATAATTTGTTATCAACAGAAGATCTATCATCGTTTAAAGGTATGGTAGACGAGCTTCGTGACACATGGACCAAGAAACAAATGTTTCGAACAGAAACAGAAGCAAGATTTTCTGTATTACAAGATAATAGATATCCAACTAAAGCATCAAAGTATTGGCAATGTGTAAGAGAACAATCTTCATACTTAGATAACCTAATGACATTATCGTTTGACTATAGAAGAAACGAAGCAAAGATTAAATGGTTAGAGGGTAAAGTTGAAAAAGAAGAGGATGAATATAAAAAAACTAAATACAAGATAGATTTAGACGAAGCTATATTTGGTAAAGCTTCTATGGAAAAAGTTGCAAGACATAGAATGAGAGAAATCAAGATGTGGTCTAAATTAAAAAAAGAATTTAACGATGGGTCGTTTAATGATAAAGACGTTAATGTTCACCAATTAGAATCATATGGTATGCAGTATCATGAGAAAGCTAAAACATTAAATCAAAACTCAAGTGAAGCAGAGATATTTAATGTAATGGGTCAACTACAATCATTACAAAGAATTAAAAAGTCTGGTGAATTAGAAAGCAGTTACAAAGAAAGAGAACAACTTGAACAACATGGAAAAACCAAAGTTTGATTTTATATTTTTAGGTCAATCAATTTTAAAATATCAAGTGCCTTTAGATATATTTAATTCTATTAATTATATTTATGAAACTAATTATCATAATCTTGCACCTGCTAATGGTCAACTAGTTGGTAAAATAGAAAAAGAACATTCATTGTTTTATCATGGTAAAGACCAATCAAAGATGAAAAACCATAATATGTTACCAAGGGATGTAACAAATTATTTTATAGAAATGTTTAAACATTATTTAGCATTTAATAAGATAAGAGATTATAATTTACATCTTAATTCTATCTGGGTTAACGAGATGAAACAACATGAATACAACCCTGCGCACATACATAGAGGTATGTTGTTTACTGGTTTATCTAGTGTAATGATTTTAAAATTACCATCAACATATGGTAAAGAATATTCAGCAGAACATATACAACAGAACGGCAGACTACAGATATTAGGTGCAGCAAACGGTCAGTTTGCAAAAATAGATTATCAACCACCTATGGACCTTAGAGATTTTTATATCTTTCCATATGACATGAGGCATTGCGTGTATCCTTTTAATGGTACTACTGAGACTAGACGAACTCTTGCTGCAAATTGTGACGTGCAGTTTGATCCTATAAAAAATAGAGGTGCAGTTTAATGGATAAACAATATTATATAGATAATCATATAGGTATATTTAAAAACTTCATGCCTAATGAATTAATAGATAACTATATAAATTATTTTAATAAGTGCGAGCAACAAGGTGCTGTTTATCCAAGACGAGAAGATGAAATGTTAGTATCTGATAATGCAATAGATACTATTAGAGATACTAATGTTCCTATGACTTATAACAACAAACCTTTTATAGATATGTTTTTTAAAGAAGTGTATCCTTTATATGTCAGTAAATATTCTTATTTAAAAAAATTAGCTACACACAATATACTTGAAGTTAAGATACAAAAAACCAAAGTAGGTGAAGGCTATCATTTTTGGCATTGTGAAAATGCTGAGATGAAAGCAAGAAATAGAATACTGGCTTTTATGGTGTATCTCAATAATGTAACTGAAGGTGGAGAAACAGAATTTTTATATCAAAAGTGTAGATTTAAACCAGAGAAAAATACATTATTAGTTTGGCCTTCACAATTTACACATGTTCATAGAGGCAATCCACCTTTATCAAATGATAAATATATAATAACGGGATGGGTAGAATACGGATATTAATATGATAACAGAACCACGATGGAAATCTTATATAGTTGAAACAACACAACCAATTTTTACACCTAAACAATGTCAGATGATTATTGCAGCTGGACGTGCAGAACCTAAAAATAACGCACAAGTTGGAAGTAATAAAGGTATTAAAAGTGGAGTATATGATACTAAAACAAGAACTTCACATATTAGTTGGATACCATTTAAAAAAATGCATGATATGTATAAAGACA